CATCGTCCAGCATCTCGCCGCGCGTGATGGCTTCGAGGTGTGCGCAGATGAAGTCGATGTGCCAGCCGTGAACATATGGCTGTTCGGGTTCGATCACATGCCATGCCGCTTTGACAAACTCAGCCAGAGACAACTCGCACTTGCGCTTTTCGATGATCTTGCGCTGCGCCACCGCATCCACAGCGAAGGGCAGCTTGACTACGCCCACAGCAGTTCCACCGTGTCGCCGTCATCATCAAACACGCCGCAGCACATCTTGGACATGCCAGCGTCGAGGCAAATGCGGCTCTGGCCGATGAACACGCCTGGCGTGTGACCATGCACCACGGTCATGCCACGGTAGCCGACATCAGCGCCCTCTGGATAGCGATACCATTGGGTCACGCTCTCTGGCTGCTCCTCTAGATCGTACGATTGATCGACGGCGGCATGGACATAGACGCGCTTGGCATCGCTGTGTATGGTGGGGAGGTCATAGAACCACTCCACGTCATGCATAAACGCATCCACATCTGCCTCACCAGTCATCGGGTTCTGGTATGACATGAGGGTTACCACGCCGCCGTTGGCCAGCCAGTTTCTGGGGTCTGGGACGCACACCATGTCCTCATGGTTGCCGCGCAGGCAAACGGTGTTGGGCAGAGAGCGCACCAATGCAACCACCTCACGGCTCTGGCTGCCGCGATCCACATAGTCGCCGAGGAACACGATCTTCGCGCCCTCTGGTATCTGCGCCAGTAAGGCCTTGAGCGGCTCAAGCCTGCCATGGATGTCGGTCATCACGTATGTCTTAGACATCTGACAGCACTTTCTCCAGCATCTCCAATTCCTCAAGGGAAAGCTTGGACACGTCGATGGTGTTCTGCACCTTGATGGGCGCGTCTTCAACGCCGCCGATGAAAGTTTTCTCGCCGTATTTCTTGGGGTTCATACGGCCCAGCGCCCACTTGCGCGTGTCAACCCGCAGCCTGCTGCGCTGCACATGCTCGCCATTCAGGGCGAACGATGTCGGGTCATCCGCGTTTTTCAGCATGAAGTCATTGGTGCCGTCATCCGCGATATTGAGGACTTCCTCAAACATCGCATCGGCCCGCATTTGCGTGGCGAGCGCGTACTGTGATGTTCGATCAGGGTTTGTCCTCAAAATCTTCATCAAAGTGCTAATAGCAGGCATGTGATCATCCTTACAGATTGATCGGACGCTCTCGCCATTCACCATACGCTCGCAAATCTCGTCAAACAGTTCATCAGTCATATTAAAAAGCATAACCGCCACTCCATGTTCTGGGTGGCGGCAATGTAGCATGAAGTGTGCGATCAGTCTAGTTGGGGGAGGTCAGGGAGAGATGCGCAGCCCCAACTGGGAGGAGCTTAGGGCTGCGCTACCGTGATTGCGCGGGTGATTGCGCGGCTCTCGACGGCATACCGCCAGCATTTACCCGCTGGTCAGGGTGTTCTCAATCCTTATAGGGGTCAAACTCCCCAGCGCCCGCCATAATGACACCAAATGGCTTCAGCGTATGTTCTACGCTGATGGTACCACGGTGACAATCCAGAACGTCTGGCAGCCTGCGGTAGGCCTGTGGGCTTTCATCCAAGTCGGAACCCAGAACGGTCACCCCGAAGTCTGAAATCCACTTCTTCCACTCCACACGGTCAACCATAGGCTCCCGAACAACGGTGCCGTCTTTCTTGGTCTTTCCGCGCGCATCGGTTCGGCTCATAACTCGGCCAGCGCCATGCACTGTTGAATACATCGCGCGCTCCGACAGGGAACTGTCAACGCCCCTCAAGATTACCGCACAATCGCCCATAGACCCGCCAACAAATCCATACTGGTCGGGGAATGCGGGCGTTGCGCCCTTGCGGACAACCCACATGTCTTCACCAAAGTGATTTTCCCTCCACGCAAAGTTGTGGTGGTTGTGAACTGAAAACGTCACGTTACCGCCGATCAGCGACCGAACCTTCTCCACCACCCACTCGCGGCCAGCGTATGCGTAAAGACCGCCCAGCTCCAAGCCAGCCAAGTAGGCACGGCCCAAGTCGGAATTACAGTCCAGAAGCGCGGGGTCAGAAATCATCGCATCCTTGGCACCGACAGCCGCAAGGTATTTGGTGGTTATCTTGTGGCCCAAGCCACGCGAGCCAAAGTGAACGCCGATCCACACAAACCCGCCTTCATCTTCCATCAGGTCGACATAATGGTTGCCACTGCCCACCGTGCCAAGTTGGGACTGGGCGAGATCACGCAAGTCGGGAACATCAGCCGCGCGCCACAAATCTATGTCATCGAACAGGGCATGATCAACCTTCTCCTCGTTCTTTCGCCCAACACCAAAGGACACGACCCGTGAAATGTCGTTCAGGATTTTCACCGTGTCCCGATCTATGTCTGACCGCTTGCAGTCGAGGCGGACGGCCATGTTTCCACACGCAATGTCGAACCCCACACCGCTGATGCTGATGTGATCAGTGTATCCAATGACACCGCCAATGGGGTGGGCATATCCGAGGTGGCCGTCAGCGCACAGAACCCCAGAGTGGGCAGACCCCACCGACATGCACCGATCAAATTGCTCCAAGGTGTTGGCATCGTGGTTTCCAAAAACAGTCTTCATCATTTTCTCCCCCTATGGGTACGGCATTCGCCCGTACTTAATTGCTCTCGCCGCCTTGGCCCTGAAGCCCCGCGACCCGATAATCTTGATGTACCGATGCTTGCGTGGCCTCGGTGCCAGATAAAAGTCATCCCCGTACTTGTCACGCATCGCCTGCGCGCGGTTCGCCACGCCCCTGAACTGGTCTGCGATGGTGATGCCATGCAGATGCTCCATCCCGCGAACCTTCCAGTCTGTGCGCTTGGCTGACAGCCCGTGGTACGTGAAACTACACGCCTGATACACCACACTACGGTGGCCCCGCTCAGTGTCTGCAAACGAGATCACGATGTGGTCACCGCCGATCATCCGCAGGCTGGCCGACACAAGCATCGACGCATCGTTCTTGATGTTGTGGTCAAGCACTAGACGGTTCAACTCCAACACAGACCCAGAAAAATCCTCGCCCGCGATGCCATTGCGCAGTGTGCTGCTGGCTGGGGTGCCATAGGTCACACAGCCCACCAGTGCGCCATCCCTGAAGAGGCCGAAGGCGTGGCTGATCGAGGGCCAGCGGTGGGCGTAATGCACACCCACCACCAGTCGCTCGCATTCCGCCCGTGTGATCCGCCTGACCGTCAAAACGGCACCTCGCCATCCTTGAACCAGATACCCTTCATGCAGGGAGATGGTGCGGGCTGGGCTGCCACTTCCAGCAGCCCGATCCACCGCATAAATATCACCAGATCAGCGGGCATCACAGCTTCTCAACCTCCCTGATGATAATGCGGTGGCCCTCATGAAGTTCCAAGCCCATAGCCGCAAGGTCGGCGCGCCACTCTCTGGCTATGGCAGTCGCCCTCTGGTAATCATCCGCAACGCCAATTTCTCGAAATTCAATGCCGTCAGCACCAATCTCAGTCACTTTGAATTTCATCACGTCATCCAATCAAAAGTTAAAGTCACGAAAATTGCGAGGCTCGCGTGACAGCGAGTATCGCGCGCCATAAGCGTCACGCCACTTGCCGTCCTTGTGCTGGCGGATGCGGACTACTGGCGCTTCGGGGTCTGGCTGGATGTCCCACTTCTGATCATCCTGATTGGCCACATGGCCAAGGAACCCGCCCGCGATGAACTTACGCTCCCAAGGCAATTCAAATGTTGCCATCTCGCGGATGGCCAAGGTCTTTGCGTTGACGAAGCGAACCACCTCGAAGGGTGTCACGTCCGAGTATCCGATGCGGTTTGCGTAGTTCATGCCGCCACCGCCGTGCAAACGCCCTGCTCGATCAGGTCATGAGCCATGCGCCCGTAGAAACCCTGAAGCTTCCACACCAGTCCCGTGTCGATCAGGTGCTGCCACGCCTCGATTACCTCGTCCTCAGTTGCGTCCTGCGATCCCTCGCAAATGTAGATTGCCGTAAGGTCATCCATAATTCCATCTCCGTGTTTGTGTGTTTCGATGTGACCTGTATAACATCAAAATCGGTGGGCGCAAGTGAAAAGTTGATAGCGAGAATGTAGGAGTTCGCCCACTAACTACTAAAGACACCTAAGTCATTGAAAAATAAGAGAAATATACATAGTATATATGTATATATATATATATATATATATATATCTCTCTCTCTCTCTCTCTCTCTCTCTCTCTCTCTCTCTGGGTGGGTATCTATGTATATGTCTATATCTCTATACTACCCACTATTTACTCTAAGAACTACGAACCTTCCGAAATATCTATAAAATTCAGTAACTTAGGGGGTAAAAAGTTCCTCACAATCACCCCCTAAGCATCCCGCTATCTACTCAAAAACGCCCCCATGATCACACTTCCTCCCCAACCATCGCCTCGTCGCAGTCACCGCAGACCAGACGCGATCCCGCCTTGGCCCATGCCTTCGCGTCACAGGTCGGGCATGAATGCTTGACCTTGGACTTGTCTTTGGCCTTCGCGGCTGCCTGCACAGGCATCGTGAAGTACGGGATGTCAAACGGCATCAGGTTGGCCAGAGCGACCGCAAAGGGGCCATCGGGGTCGATCATGTGGGTAACCTTGCGGCCAGTCATCTTGCCGCCAGCCTCGCCCGTGTCTGTGGGCGTTAAGCCCACCCGCAGCATCAACTCAGCCCACGCCTGATTGTGGTGGCCATTCTTCGATGGCTTGCCGAACTCTTCCTGCTCCAAGTGCGTCATCTCATGCACCAAGGTGGACAGTACCGAGGCGATGTCCCGATCCATAGTGTTGGGGTTCAGGGCGATTTCGTGCGTCTTATCACCATCGCGGTGCGAGAACTGCTCGGCATGGAAGTACCCGTGCGCGCCCCGCTTGCGGGTCAGCGTAAACATCACGGGCGGCAGGCGGTTCTCGAACAGGGCCTCGTTGAAATAATCAAATGCCTGTTCCAGTCCCTCGTATGTCTCTTTCGACGGTGTCTTGTAGTTGGTCATAGCTCATAAATCCTATAAATTTCGGCCATAGCGGCCATTGCTTCGGCTTCGGTGTCGTAGGACGGCAGGATGTACCGCTGCCCCGTGACCGTGTGGGCTGCATCACGCAGCGCATCATTCTTGGATTGGCTGGTCAGGAACTCAAGTTCCCAGTGGCCTGTTTGTGATTGGTAGATGTACATGTTTGTTTCCTCCTGACCCCTGATACATCGTACGATGCACGGGGGTCAAGCACTATTTTCATTTATGATAATGGGGGCCGAAGCCCCCATCGTTGATCACCAAGATGAGCGGTACTCTAGGTACCAGACATCTTCTTTGAACCCTTTCAGCACCGCCTCAATCCTCTCGACCGTGTACTCCAAATCTTTAAAGTACCAATCTTCGTATTCAGTGCTGCCAAAGAAGAAGCCGCTCTGCACGGGCAAAAGTTGCGGGGCAAGGCTGTGGTCTGCCATGACCTTTTTGCAGACATCCAGCAGCTCCCTGAGCTGGCTGTGGGCCACGTCATGCGGTTGGCACTCGTCTTTGCCTTCCTGCACGTTCTTCACAAACCACGCATGGATGTGGTTCGACTTGCGCCAATAGATAGCCCCGACGCTCACCGAATTCATCTCAAATCCCTTCGGGATGCCGCCGATGCGTGGCTTCTTGTCGAACGACCATGCATACCTTTTGGCCGCCAGATACATATCAAGTCCCATATCAATTCTCCAAAGTTTTGAGTGCGTTAAGCACGTTGTTAATTTTCTGTTGCCAATCGGCTGCCATGCTGTCGCATGCGGTGCAATTCTCTGTCGCGCAGCGCCACATTTCAGGAACGTCATGTGGAAACAGAATTCGCGCCACCTTCTTGGCGTGGCTTTCGTCAAAGGTCATTTAATTTTCTCCCAAGTATTCAATGTTGTTCCATCGGCCCATCAGCGGACTATAGAGTTGAAGCCACCAGCCAGCTTTAGGCTCTAGGTGGCCGCGATCTGGGAGCAGCTTTTTGCGCCACTCCCGCATGTGTGGTGGTGGGTACGTTTCCAATTTTATCTCCAGTGCTGACGAGAGCGCTTGCATCCTTGTCGCTCATGTAAATGCGTTGACCATTTGCTGCCGTCCAAAAATATGGCTTCTTGTTTGCGCAGCAGTGGCTGCATGTCTTTGTAACAAACCCGTCTCTGCATGTGCATACAGTCACGCCAGTCTCCTATCGTTGATGGTGGTAGACTGGTCTAAGCGACCAGCCCCTTTGCTTTGATGCGGATCGTCTCGACCAGCACGGGTTTCTTGCAGAACTCGATCTCCTGCTCGGTCAGGAAGTTGCCAAGCATCGACTGATCCAAGCGCATTTGCTCGGACAGGCACAATTTAAGGTCACAGGTAACCCCCACGAGGGTTTCCACGCCCATGGCCTTGATCTCGGCCTTGAGCGCATCCAGCGCCTTGTTTGCCGCATCGGCGGCATTCTTGGCGGCGGCGTAACGGTCTGCTAGGGTAATTGTCATCATAATCTCCATCTGGTTGGCGAGGCACCGTGCCTCATGTGAACTGATTAACATCGTACTTCGTACTGGTCAACAACTATTTTCACTATTGACTTCATTATTTTGTGGTTGTACCAATGTGACACAGACAACATAATTATGAGGAAAATATGGAACTGAAGAACCTTACAGACTTGGCCGAGAAGCTGAAAAGCATCGGTGACGATACCGAGATCGGCCTTGACATGTACCACGGGTACGCATCGCGCCATGCATCTAACAACCCCTGCGGTTCGGCATGCTGCATTGGCGGGTGGGTTCAATTGTGCAACCCAGATACCCGCGCAATGCACTTGGTATCGGCGGTGCAGACCATCGCGCCAGATTTGGACTTCGATGAGCTTGACGCGCTGTGTTTCCCTATGGAGAATTCACCAGCATGGAAGGCCACCCCACAACAGGCGGCTCGCGCAGTTGAAATCCTGCGAGACACGGGGAAGTGTGACTGGGACGAGGCAATGAAATGAAGAGCGATCTTGAAAAGGCGCTGCTGGCCAACGGCTCACCACTGTCGCTGCTCGCGCTGGCGCACATCGAAAACCAAAACGACTTCATCCGTGAGGTCGAGAAGAAAGTCACCAAGTTGTCAGCCGATGTTGACCTCTTGTCTGACCGTGGCTTCGCCAAGGTGGTGATGCCAAACGTCGAATGCATCCTCGCCTTGGAAGCGGCGGGGATGATGGAAGCCTCATCAATTTTACGGAGAATGAAATGACCACTGCTATCCATATCGCAATCATATGCCACGAGGCCAACCGCGCGTGGTGCGTCACGCATGGAGACTTTAGCCAACCAAGTTGGGGCAGCGCCCCGCAGTGGCAAGTTGACAGCGCCATCAACGGCGTTGAGCATGCCCTCAAACACCCAGATGCCACGCCAGAGGATATGCACAACAACTGGATGGCCGAGAAGATCGCGGACGGCTGGGTGTATGGCGAGGTCAAAGACCCCGTGGCCAAGACCCACCCCTGCATGGTGCCACATGCTGAGTTGCCAGAGTTTCAGCGCAAGAAAGACGCGCTGTTTCTTGCCATCGTGAGGGCTTTGGTATGACTGATGACGAACAACGCTTAAAAGAACTGCGCGATTTGACGTGGTCAGACCGCATGGAGGGCGTAGGGGAATATCTAGTCAATCGGTTTGAGAAGCGAGTGGCTGCTTACAGGGCCATCGTTAAACCTTTGGGGTGGGAGACAGAAGACGGTATAGGTTTTATGTCAACGAATCCATACTCTTGGTGTTCAGTTATTGGCGGAAAAGGAAAAGCAATGGCATTTCATTGCGGCGTTATGGTTGGTGAGTTCGACACTGTTGATGCGGCAAAAGCGGCACTGGGGACTATATGGGTGGATAGAATCCTTGCGGCAATTTGGGAAGGAAAAGGGAATGATTAAGGCACCAGAGCTAAAGCCCTGCCCGTTTTGTGGCGGCGATAAGAACACGATCTGCAAGACAGATTACGATGGCAGGGATTCCTATGCGATATCCTGCCGATACCCAGAATGCCACGGGGCAATTTTTACATTGGGCTATGGCTATTTTCCCACCGTGGATCAGGCCATCGCCGCATGGAACACCCGTGCTGTTGACCCCGCCGTCATCCGTGAGGCCGCGCTGCGTGAGGCTCTTAAGGTAATGGGTGAATGGACTTATTGCGCTGATGCAGAGGAGGAAATCCTCGCCCTGATCGGAGAAAAGAAATGAGTATGGTATATATGGGTCAGATCATGGCCGAATGTGACTGCCAGAACCGTGCCTGCGAAATTCGAGGGTATTGTATGGCCGAAAAGATCAAAGAGTTAGAGGCTAAGCGGGATGAAGTTGAGCGCAGACGTGTCAAGTGGATAAATAAGTCGGATGAAATCGAAGCCAAACTGGCCAAGGCTAAGGCGGCGCTGCGGTGGGTTGTCAACGCGAAGGGTTTAACTGACCGAACTGAATATGGCTACGGCGCAATCAAACACGCCCGCTCTGTACTTGCTAAAATTGAAAAGGAAACAAAATGAAGAATGCCGCCATCATCATCACCAACATCCTGCCCACTGGCACCACCTTTGCCTTGCTGGCCGACACCATGGAGTCTGTGTTCGTAAACGCCTCGGTCAGCAATTTTGCGGGCCTCAAGGTGGGCGAGACGGTTCAGGCCGAGATCGTGCCAAACCACCAGCAGCCAGATCGCACCCCATGGCAGGCCACCAAGATCATGCGCGATGCCGCCCCACCCGTGGTCGGACTGGAGCAGCGCGTGATTGATGAGTTGTGGGTCGAGGAGGCCACTACGAAAGAGTTGTCCGAGGCTCTGGGCGCTGACGAGAGCGCCGTGCAGGCCACCCTCGACCGCATGATGTCGCAGGGCAAAATCAAGGCATACTCTGTGTATGCCATCGTACTGGGAGAAAAGAAATGATCCCAACATGGACAATCATGGCCCTGTCGCTTGGCGGGCCGCTTGAGGCGCATCCGCCCAGCATCGCGCTGATGTTCCCGTCCTACGCTGAGTGCAGCGCCCAGATCAACGTCATGCGTGACGTGTTCGAGGCGCAGGGGCTGGACGTTCTGGGTGTACACTGCGAGGGGACGGGCGCACCAAGTGTGTCGCCATTCCCAAGAGTGAGGCCGAAATGAAAAAACACAAGTATGAGATTGCCGTCGATCTGCTGCGCGAGGGCCTGTCCCGCAAGGCTGTGGCGGATCATATGGGCGTGACCATGTCACATGTCGAAAATTACATCGGATTTGCCCGCAGACACGGGATCAGCATCACGTCCGCAGAAAAGCACGAATTGCTACAGCGGCTGCCGCCAGAGGTTGCGGCGTGGCTTCGGAAGCAAACCCCAGAGGGGGCGACTATGGGTGACGTGATCTGCGCCATTGTGGTGGACGCATACAATGAGGAGATTGAAAAGTGAGAGTGAACAAGCAGAAGATGCCAGAGGGCAGGGCAGCAAGCGACACGCCCAGCAGGTATGCCATCAGAGACGCGATCAGCCGCCCGCGCAGGACGGTCAACGTGCCTGTGATGTCAACACATACACTGGAGATGAAAACAGCGCCCGTCACAGTGGCGCGCGCACCATGGGAGATGGAAAATGGATAACGCGCCAAAGTGCAGCGTCATCCCACTGGTGTGGGTGCGGATGCTTGATCCCGTGGGCCACCCGACAGACCTGCACCGCGCGTGGTGTCCTCTGTTTGAGAAGCACTTCTGGGCAGAGCGCGAGGACATGATACCGCAAATCGAGGCGCGCCGCGCGGCGCGCATTATGAAAGTTATGCATGAGGCTGAAAATGTCTGACGTACCAACAGGAAAAATTGCGACTGCAAACCACATCGCGCGGGTTGCGGAATACATGACAGCCGCAGCAACAGAAATCTGGTTGCGTGGTCAGAACCATGACAAATCCAAATTTGACCCCATTGAAGCGGGGCCATTGCAGGCCATGCAGGACATCATAGACCGTGAGGGGCAGGCACCATATGGCAGCGACGAATACAAGCGGCGCACGGCCATTCTGGGGCCGATGCTGGCCCACCACTACGCCAAAAACAGACACCACCCAGAACACTACCCAAACGGGGTCAACGGCTTCGATTTGTTCGACCTGATGGAAATGTTCTTCGACTGGAGGGTTGCATCGGAGCGCGGCGAGGAAAGCTTTATGAGTCTGACCGCAGCCTGCACCAAATACAACGTCAGCCCGCAGCTTCAGGAGATCATACAAAACACCGCAGATCGCCTCAGCTATGCGTGGAAATAGGGAGAGAAAAATGAGTGATGACCACAAACCAACAAGCCCAGTGGGGCAGCAATTGCGCGGCATGGGCCTAATACCCCTGCCTCGCTGGTGGGTCACGCCGACAGAGGCTGACATCATTGCTCGCATCGCCAAGCACCACCTGCCAACCATTATGAGGATCAAGGAAGAGATACGCAGGGAGCAGAATTATTATTAAAAAAGGGGGCGCAAGCCCCCTTTCCTTTACTTTGGCCAGTCAGGTGGCCTGTACCCTTTGAGGTACGCCGCGATCAGCCTCACCATTCTGGGTGCTGGGCGGCGATACTGGGAACTTTCCTCGCTGAGTTCCATCTTTCGGATGGTCGATGCATCTGTATCCAGCATGTCAGCGAACTGAGACACAGACAAAAGCAGCCTGTGGCGCGCCTCCTTTACCTCACTCGGTGTCATCTTCGTAGTCCGCCATCTGATTGCCGACCTCCAAGGCAATTGCAATGGCGCGAAGAGCCAACTCCTCTGGGGTTAAACTTGTGTTTGATGCAGCCCCATGGAGGGCCGCACACACAATATCCATAAATTTTTCCATATTTGGTTACTCCTTGGTGATGATGTTGGTGGAAAGCTTGCCCATCATTTCTGTGAGCGGGTTCAGGTACTCTACATCGATGTCGATCTCGCGGCCCTTGTCGATCAGGCGGCCCATGGCGGCGATGAAATCGTTTTTCTTTGCCTCGCTGACCGAGATCAGGGCATCGATGTGGTCATCCATCAGCTTGATCATTGGCTCCCAGCCATCTTCCAAGCTTGCACTTGGGTATATTTGCTTTGCGGAAGCGTAATCACTGCTGGACTGGTAGGACATCGATGCTGACAGGTCATCGCTGAGCCAGTTGATCTTGAAGGTTACCGATGGAAAGATGTATCCCTTGTCGAGGATTTTCTTTTCAAGGCGCTGGGCTTCGGACAAAAGTTCTGCGGCGTTCATTTTAATCTCCATATAGCGAGGCTCACTGCCTCTGTGATCACTCTTACATTGAGGCAACTGCCCCGTCAACGACTATTTTCAATATACCGCTTGATCATTTTTTTTGTGAAATGATGCACAGATTCCTGTACAGTGGCCTGCCCAGCGTCAACCATCTTCTTCAGGCAAGCCTCGACCTCTGCCTTTTTCGCGGGCCTGCACTTGTTGACGATCACGCCCAGCGTCTCGCCGTCTTCCCCCGAAATGAGGTTTGCAATCTTGGCCCGCAGGGCCTCACCTGGTGAGTCTTTGGCACGGTCGTTAGACACCACGAGGCGCGTCTTGTCGATGATGTCACGCTTGACCAAGGCGTAGGCCCAGCGCACGTGGTGTTCGGTGCGCAGCCCCTCTGGTATGGACAGGATGAAGGACACCTTGGATACCTGCTCCGCGCCGCGCATGAACAGGGCCTCAAGGCCAGTGGTTGACTTGGCCTGCTCTGCCATCATGTCGAAGATGTAGGTGACCTGATGGAGCATTTTCTTGGCATCTGATGATGTGGGGATCACGATTTTTGGGCCGTAATACTCAATGCGGGAGCTTGCACCATCCATCATGTCAAAACTGCCGCCGCCAGCTATCTGCTGGAGGGTGTTCTTCATTTTCTCTGGCATCTCCAAATACTGCCAGTTTGTCTTGGATGGCGGCGCTGTCTCGCGCTCAGTGCATAGGATCGCCCGCGCAATGAAGCCGTTTGTGGCCGTCTCAAAGGTCACCAGCTTGTCGAAGTTGGTGTTGGTGGTGTACCCAGACATCGAAACAAAAGGCTTCTCAATCCCCTGATCGATGTTCTCCAACTGGTGGGTAAGGCTCTGAATGCGGCGCTCCAAAAATGGCTTTGGGCCACTTTCCTCAAGCGCCTTCTCAAGCTGCACCAATTCCTTGCGCATCATCGACTTCACTTCGTCGCCCATGTCGCCACTCAGGCTGTAGAAGCCGTTGGCCTTCGAGTACACCGACATCAGGGTGCCGAATACACCCTCAAGATACTGCGCGCCGCCCTTCTCCTGAGCATTTTTGACCTTGTTCAGAAAGAAGCCGATCTCGTCAATCATGTAGAAGCTGGGCTGATTTCGGACAAGGTTCCTGACGATCTCCTGCTCCGACTTGATCGAGCCGTGGGTGGCCATCGACATGCCGCAGACCTTGTGGATTTCACCAACGGCCTGCTGGACTGCGTCCTTGCCCGTGCCAGAGGCTGCCACGTTGAACACAAACAGGTTCGAGTTTACGCGCGTCAGGTCATCTGTGTATCTGCTGTTGGCGATGTTGCCGAGGGCGAAGATCGCTGCCATGACGGACAGCCTCTCCCGCTTGCGCATGGGCCTGCTTTCGATCCACTCCGCCATTTGCCCCACAAGACCTGGTGGACGCAGAAGATCAATGCTGCTGATGTCAATATCGTTGACCTTCGCGCCCTCCTCTGGGATTTCCTCAAATTCAACAGTCGGCGTGAATGTTACGGGCCTGACCCATCCACCCTCCTCGGCGTAATGCACAAGAGTGGCGAGGGTGACGGGGTTCGCGGAGCGGCCAAACGAGTGCCACTTCTTGTCCATCTCCCCCGCATCGTACTTTGCACTCTGCTGGCTCCACTTGTCCCACACGGCAAATGCTGACCCGCCAGACGCATGGTGTACGGCCATGCCAATCTTAACCCAAACCTCATAATCGTCGTACAGATTGACAGCCACCAGCATGTCAGCCAAATCTTGGTGGGACACATCGATGTCAACACCGTTCACGTCTGCGCGGTGCTTCTCTGGCACCCGAAGCTCATTCAGCAGGCTCTCTGGGCAGTCATCAATGTCATCGACAGACCCAAGTGCGACTTCGTATTTGTTGCCACTAGAATGCATAGAGCCAGCGCCGACAATAAAGGACGCGCCAGACTTGAAGTCGATGCCTTTGTACTTCTTGAGCTTGGACACGAGGGACACGCCCTCTGGAACCTTGAAGAGCAAGTGCTTCGACCCGCCGCCCGACCCCGTGTTGACGATCATGCCAGCGCCCGCGATGGCTGGGTGATCCTTGACCAGTTCGGCATATCCCTCAAGGCCACCGTTGCGGGCATCCACATCGACGGTCAGCAGGTTTTTCGACCCCAAGACTAAGCCCCAGCCAGTCTTGAAGTGGCCCATAAGCTCCATCGTCTCGAACTGCTCCTCCGACCAGCACGGCGTGTGCTGCCAGTTGCTCACCCGTGGGTGCTTGA